TGATCCGATTAAGGTCTCTATCTTGTCGAACCTTGCAGCCATCTCAACCCGAACCTCCTTGAGGTCATCTCTGCGGACGTACAGCTCACGCAGTTCCTTTTCTATCTCGTGGGTATCCCTACGCAGTTCTTTTAGTGAGTCCCATAGCTCGCGGGCAAACCAACCCATTGCAGCCACAATCGTACCCAACCCCAGATTGATAACAGTCTGCCAATCCATGTTAGGTTTTCATAATGTAGCAAAGAGCATAGTACGGGGGCAGATTAGCGTTTGTTCCGCTTACACCAGCAGTAGCATTAGTTGTGGCAACAGTAATTCCTGTGACTTTAGAGTCAGTATTAAGCGTACCACCACCGCTACTTGTACCAAATGCTGCTGACCCAGCAGTATTTGCAGCATTTACAGCATGAAAATGACCTGGGTCTGTAACAGTTGATGTTGCTGTGTGTGTATGGCTTACAACGATAGCGTTAGCAGAGCCGCCAGTAGCGTCTACCGCATAAGTTGAACCAGCGCCAACAATAAACCGGTCTCTTAGGTCAGGCGTTCCGTTAGATCCGTTACACAGGACGTAGCCCGCAGGAATAGACCCAATTGACCCCGACCATAAGAAAATACCGCCAGCAGGGATTGGGGTTGCCGGTGGTGGGGTAGCACCAATAATCCCGTACAGGTTGTCGTAGGTCTGAATTGTTACGTCTGCCGAGTCCTTTAAGATGAACTTGTAGAAGAACCCTTCAGTCAACCAGATGTCGTTAGGAGGTCTGCCGCTAGTCCCTAAGATAATTGGATTGGCGTTAGCCGTAAGCCCCGAGCTTGTCGTGTAGGTAGCCAAGGGCGTACTCGACCCGGCCTGATAGGTGTAAATTTTACCGGCGTTTAGCGGTGCGCCATTGTTATCGAAAAACTGAAATCCGTTGCCAATTGGCGAAAGATTGACTGCCATGATTATTTTCCTCTTAGAATTTCACCAAGGGTTCGTTCCTGTTGTGTCCCCGCAAGTGGCTCTAAAGTCTCACGCTGAAACTTTTCTGCCGCCTTACGTTGCCTAGCCTGTTTTGCAATAGTACCCAAGGGCAAAATGTTTGCCGTAGAGATATTTAATCCTAACTCAAGAGCCTTGCCAGCCTTTTCCGCAAGACCGGCAACCAAGGTATTGCTATTGTTTGCAAAACCACCTTTGGGTTGGGCCATAACCTTGCGCGATACATTGCCCAAACTCTTTAATTGTTTTGCAGAATCAGGGTCAAATACTTCTAAGAGCTTGGGCTCCAAGTCCCGCAAAATCTTGTTATACGCAGCCTGAGAGAAGTTGCCAGAGCTATCAACCGCCTTGCGGGTAATTGTTTCCATGAGCCCTGCGGCTATGGCCTGTTGTTCCGGTGTCCCCTTACCTAGCGCGGACATCATTTGGCGCACGTTGGCCTCTGTGCCTTTGCCTTTTGACAACACAAAGGTATCAATAAAGTTTTCAGGGGCTACCTTACCGTCGACGGCTGCGCTATACGCTGGATCTTTACGCAGGGCATCAAACCGTTCTTTAGCGGCCTTGCGAGCTGCATCAGCTAGTGGTTTTAGTTGAGCAGCCGCACCGGTCAAGGGTAGGTTTTCTAATGAGTCCCTAACAACCCCCAAGGCAAATGACTTGTTACCATCCCCAGCTCGTTCAGCCTTACGGATCTCGCTTGCTAGGTTAGTTCGCAGGGACTCAAACTGCTCAAAGTCCATGCTTGACCCGTCCCTGTAGGACTGAAGTTGCCGGTCAATCTCAGGCGGCAAGAACTCGCTCTTGAGCTTTTTCTTTAACTGCTGGTCTGCGCTCTGAACAAACTTTTGGGCATCAATAGGAAAGTTACCGCCAGCGGCCTGTTCTAGCTGACCGTAGAGCTGACGGATGTTGTCGTTACGCTGCCGGTCAATGTTTAGGTAGCCATCAATAACCTGTTGCCCAAACTCAGACGGCTTAGTACCAAATACGTCTGGGGCGGCTCTTTCTCTAATCAACGTCAGGTTATTAACCAATTTTTTGTTTTGTTCGCCAATCCGTTGTGCAATGTTAGGTAGTTCACCCCGGCGGTTTAGTTCGTTACTAAGCGCAACTAAATCTTCAGTAGCTTGACCTTTGGTAAGCTGGATAGGATCTGGCAAGTTTAGAGCCTCAACATGAGACTCCAAGGCTTTTAGATTGACGTTCTTCAAAGGCATTTGGCTTGCCGCTCCCCGCATTTCTAGGGGTAACTGGTCGATTGCCGCCTGAACCGCTACGGGGTTCTGACGGCCCGCAGCTCCTACGCTTGCCACTCCGGGTAGCCCTGCGGGGTCTTGACCCTTGATTACATTCTGTTGAACCTGAAACTCTTGATAAGTTAAACGTGGTTTTACTGCCGGTTTGGTAGCGCGGGGCAGTACGGGCGGGACTGCGCCAGTAGCCACCGGAGGTAATTTGCTTGCCTCAAACGCCTTGGCAACTCCCGCCATCATTTCCTGACCGGCTTCGGTCTTGGGCTCATAGGTAGCGGCCTTCATGGTTTCCGTAAATACAGGTCTACCTTTGCCGCCAAGAATGTCTGATCCTAACTGTATGCCCGCAGCGACCGGTGCAACCACGGCCTGAGATCCTAAAGCCGCTACGGTCTCACCAGTACCTTTTAGATAGTCGATAAAAGACCTTTTAGGGGCTGGAGCTGCTGGGGCTGATACAACACGGCCTGACGCATCAACTTGTGGGACGGCTGCGGCTAGAATCTGCTGTTCTTTGTTGACTGCGGCCTGTTGTTTCTGACCGATATTTGCAATACGTTTATCAATAATACTTTCAAGGTCTAAAGATTCTGCCTTCGGAGCCTTCTTTAATCGCTGATCAATTAAATCCTCAAGCTCAATAATTGATCCTGTCTTTTGAAAAAACGCTTGCCTTACTTCTTGCGGGCGCTTATTAAACTTAGCTTGAGCATCCTTGCTATCAAAAATGCGTTCAATATGATTCGGCAAGATTCCTTCGTTCAGCATCATCTGCTTTGCGTTGGCAAGCTCGTCCTCCGTCATATTTTCAAAACGGTACAAATCTTTCATTTTAAGCGCCCTGTGTCGGACAACCGTTTAATGTTTTGAAGTTTTGTCTTGAACTCTTGTAATTCTGCCGCATCTGTTGGCAGTAGTTTATCTAACGCTTCGCTACGGCGTTTTGGATCACGTTCATTTTTGTAAATAAACATGGCTTCAAAAATCTTTTGATCCGCATTAGCCGACCACGCTTGACGATAGGCCGGTAAGTTTGAATCACCAAACTGTTGGGCAAACTTTTGAGCGCCTTTGGCCTCCATGTCAATCCGAGTTAAGTCTCCAGCCAAACGATTTGCAACCGATAACAATACTGACGGCGGGTAGGTCTCATCTCCGTTAGCTTTAGCAACTAAAGACTTGCCAGCGTCAGTAGACATTGACCCACCTGAAGCCTGTAACACCGCAAGTTCTACGTTGGCAATGTCTTTACTTAATTGCTTAAATCGCTCATCACCAAAGAATTGTCTGATATATCGTTCACGCGATTCAAGAGGCCCAGTAGTAAACCGGCGGTCTTTTTCAAGGTCTTTGATTCCTGACAATACTGCGTCTACGTTACGCGCCGATTTGTTTACAGTTGTTTGAGTTGCAATCAAATCAGTACGATACTTCTGACCGGTAGCCAAGTCTGTAGCCTCGCTAGGCGTTGTAGCGCGAGGAATACCCGGACGGGGTGGCTCGTAAGGCAACGCAAACCCTGCATCTGCTCGACCAGCTTGCGCGGTCATTGGGGCTGCTTGAGCTTGAACCGGAGCTTGTGCTACTGGTTGTTGTGCTATTGGGGCTGCTTGAACTTCTGATGGCGGTACTGGGCTTACGGCTGCGCCCATAGGCGCGGTCATGGCTTCGGGAGTAACTCCCGGCCTTCTGAAAGCTGGCTGATTTGTAGGAATGGTAGACACGCCTATTGCACCGGCTCCACCCAAAGTTGACACGCGAGATGCGTTGTCTAGTCTTGATAATAGTTCCTCTTTTAACGCTCCGCGTAACATTCCGGGGTTATCTGTGGCTACCCGAATAATTGGCGCAAGAAGCTCATCAGCCCGCTTGGGATCTATTTTCATGGCCTTGGCGTGATCACGCCCAGCCGTTGTAATATACTGAATTAGTTTTTGTTGATCTACAGAGTTAGGATCTTGCTCTGCCTGAATAACCATTGGGTTGTTAATTGCAGAACTTAACCGGGAAACCATACCGGTGAGTTCTTTTTCTGCAATTCCAAGTTCTCCGCTTCTAACCTCTTGTTGAGTTTTCTTAATCAGCTCTGGATAAAGTTCTTTTTCTCTTTGATAAGATTGAGCGCCACGGGCAACATTAAGCATATCTCCCAAACTCATGGTTGCCGGTGGTTTTACGCCTAGCGCAATGTCTGGTTTGATTCCAAAGTCTGCCATGATCTTTCCTTACGCTAAATTTCCTGTGTACGGCATACCCGCACTTGTTGGAGCAGCGGCTACTGTTGTTGGTGTTGGCTTCATCAGTTGGTTTAGATAAAGCATATTTCCAGCGTTTTGTAACCCGCCGCCAATCGCATTAGCCGCGCCCACAATTCCAGACGCTTGGGCTTGAGCCCCGCCAACAGCTAACTGACCCGCACTTTGAGCCGCGGTCTGGCCTACACCAACCCCAGTATTGACTGCGCCCTGACCCATGCCGGCTATGTTCGCTAAGGTGTTATAAATGTTGGCGCGTTCTGTCTGGGCTCGATTAAAAGCGTTCCCATACTCAGTAGACGCTAGTCCCTGACCAAACTCCGTAAGACCTCTTAGAGTGTTGCCAGATAAAGCACCGCCCCCTACGTTTCCTAGCCGTTCCGTAGCCTGTGTCCCGTACCGCATACGGAAAGCCATTGACGGGTCAAGATAAGGAGCTAGAGCCTCTTGACTTGCAAACTGTTGGGTCAGGTAAGGCTTCATGCCCTCAATATCTTTGAGGGTCGCATATCCTAATTCTCGATACGGGCCTAAATCCTCGCGGGCTTGTTGAGCTGCCTGATATTGCAAATCAGAGGCATATCGAGTTGCGTCAGCTTGGGTTTGAGCTGCTTTCTTAGCGGCACTTGCGCCCATTGCACCGCTAACGACGGATGCTCCGGCAACGGCGCTTACTGGATCAGGCATTTTGAAACTCCTTCACATAATCTTCAAAAGTTTCGCCATACAATCTGGCTACAAAATCGGATGCATTAGCCGCAGCTTCAAACCCGTGGACTAGGCGCACCACCTCTAAAATCAGGTCGTAATAGGCAGCTCTCCACATATAAGCCTTGTGCAAATCTTCCCTATTATCCTCTAATCGGTTAGCTCCAATCCACCGCAAAACCAAGTTGCTCACGATTGGTAACAGTTCTTTAGAATGATATTGAAAGAACGTGTTGTTGGGCAATAAAAACATGACCTTGTAGATCACCGCTTCCTTTTCTTGCGAGCTAACCTCATCGTTGTCGCGCCAATCGTCTAGCCCTTGGATAACGCTCCAAAAGTCTAAAAGCCAACGCACCGTTGGTTCGGGTAGATTTAGGGGGGCAAAGTGTTCAGGCTTCATACGTCGTAATAAGGAACCTTTTTAGCTTCCCCGTTTACCGTGATATTGATAAACCCCCGTGGGTTTGCCGGTAGGGTCGCAGAGCCAGCCGTAGCCGTGGAACTGCTGGAAAAGTTGAGCAAGTTCAAAAAGAATAGCTGCCACGCTGGGGTCGGTCTGCCCGCATCGTTGACTAATTGGGAGGTCGGTATTACCTGATTCTGGGGTAGTTGGGCCATCAGTTATCCCCCGCTTCCGCTTTCAAGTTCGCAGACACAATGACCGCCTTGATTGGGTCGGTGATCACCACCTCAAATATCCTGTCCCGCGCAAACCCCAACCGCCTCCACATGGCCCGCGTAAAGTATTCGCCCTGCTTTCCTATGGTCACCCAGTTCTCGTTAGACCAAGTAAAGCCACCGTTATCCGACCACCGGAGCATTGCCTGTGGATCTTGACCTTGACCAACCGGCAACCCAACTCCGGGCTGGAACTGGATCTGAAGCTCGGCAAAATACTGACGCTGGAGGTCTGTGGTTATATGGGGACACCTTCTAAGACGGCGTATTAGCTGACCGTCATCGGTGTACTGTGATAGAGACAGTCTATAGAGTTTGCCGTTCTCATAGTCACCAAGCAATACTTGCTGGTTAAAAAAACAGCAGCAGTTACCCCGGTGGCGCTCGTACTCGTTTTGGTTATTGGTGTAGAGCCACTTGTGCCAAAGCCCTGTGGTGATGTCATAGGCCCAAGTCAGTCCGTTAGTCCCAATCGAGGGAAAGGTTACAACGTAGGTCTCATGGCCCTCTAGCTGGTACGTCCACGCAATCGCGTCAGATACGTCTTGACCGACTAAGGTGGTCTCAACCGCGTGGGTCGAGATCCTCTGTGGGATGTAGCCGTTCATCTGGACGATGGTGGCCTCGCCTCGGTTGTTCTTAGATACATAGGCAAAGGAGTTACCTACCCGCGCGCAGGAGTAGGCCGCAGCAATACCCTGCTGGGTACTAGAACCTTGAATCCTTGAGAACGGAAATGGTACGGAACCAACGTCTAGCCACGCCTCGGAGGACATCTCACCCAGTAAGTAGACCTCCCGCCGGTCAACAATAATAGCCACTAGGTCATCTGGTGAGCCATCCTTGGACGCAAACGACAGGGGGTCAGTAATCGGGGATAAGAGGTCAGACGCAGCCCATTGTTGGCTGTTGGGCTTATTGTAGACAAAGTAGTTGTCAGAAATATCTACCGTGACCCCGCCCTCAAAGGCTCCGTCTGTAGAGGGTAGAACCGTCCAGTTTAGGGCGTATATCGTGGTGCTAGAGACGGTTTGTGAGGCGCTGACGGTGTACGTTCCCGCACCACCGGAGCCCGTCCCAAAGGCCGTGATAATTGTTCCATCGGTCACCCCGGAGCCTTCAATCGTCTGGCCTATCTTCAGAGTGCCGCTGGTCACCGCGCTAACGGTCAAAGTTGTGCCAGATATAGATCCGGTCACAATAGCGGGTGATGCGACAGAGTTGATTGCGGTACTTGCAACGGTTTGGGAGTCGCTAACCGTATAGGTTCCAACCCCGCCTGATCCCGTTCCTAATGCCGTAATCACGGTATTTTGAGCTATGCCCTGACCAAAAATAGCCTGTCCGACCGCAATAGTCCCGCTTTGCATGACGCTTACGGTCAAGGTCGTTCCGCTAATTGAGCCGGTAAAAATAGCCGATGATGGGGCGCTGATAAACCATGTGTAGCGATAAGTATCGTCCACGATATAGACGTTCACCCCGTTATCTACAATCCCCACCTGACCGGTTGAAGTGTTTAGTTGGCCCACCATGACGGGGGTCAAATCGCTTTCCAAGACGTACACAAAGTCACCGCAGACCGCTACAACCTGTTGCCCGCCAGACAGTGTTCTAAGCCCTCGGACTTCTTCTTGATTTGGGAAAATAGCCACGGTCTCAAGCCCCGGAGTCGGGTAGAGCGCAACAACACCGCGTTCGCCTTGAGCCTTGGTTGGATCTATCTCAGGGTAGAAGTTGATGCACTCTTGAGCGTCTTGAGTGATCGAGGGAGCCTCGTAAGCCGCGCCTACGAATCCAAAGTCAGGCATTACTGAAAGCCCCCGGTCAGAATCCAACCAGCGTCCGCACGCTTACCAACCACCAGAACATCATCGTACCTAGCAGACTGCATGGGCTTCATGTTGGTTCTCTTGATCGTGGCCTTTGCCTGAGAAGCTAGCCCGTTGATCATGGCGAGCTGCTGGGGGTTGGACTTGCCGTACATGGGCATAAGTCTTTCCGCAAGACACCAGCGCAAGCACATGATGTAGCCCTGTGGGATCACAATGGTGTCGTTAATGCTATTGAACCTCTGGAATATGGTGTCGCAGAATATGTGCATCTCGCCCTGAGATGGGTTGGGCCAAAAGTAAAACGTACCCATCACCTCGGATGGCTGGTAATAGACCGCTTTGGGCCATGGGCCGTTCTGGGTCTTTAGACCAATCAGCTCGTAGTTCTCAAGGTTCAGAATAGCTACCGGGTAGTCTAAGCCGCCATTCACAATAGGCTGACCGTTGGAATTGGTGTTTACTCGCACAAAAGCTGAGTTCACCGACAGGGGGCGCTCGTAGTAAGCGGTTATCGTGGTCGAGGCTACCGTCTGGGTGTTATTGACCGTGTACGTCCCGGCGTAGTTTACGTTGCCGCCAGCTCCGGTTCCAAAGCCTGTGATCTTGGTTCCAGCCGTAATTCCTGAACCTGTTATCACCATCCCGAGCGCAATCCCGCCCTCGGTGATGTTAGTGACCGTTAGGGTATTTCCTGATATTGAGCCGGTAAAGGTGGAGTTGACCTGACCCGTTGGGCCAACCGTGTACTGGGTCTGTCCCGCAGTTAGGGTGAAGATGATCTCGGTCTTGTAGTAGACCATCATCTGCTCGTTTGACCATTGGTCGATCATGTCGTTCAACATATCGAAAGCGTCTTGGGCCTCGGCAGGGGCCGGGGTCTCGCCAGCGGCAAGTGCCCCAATGTCCTTCATGGCTCGGCTGATAATGTCTATGGGCTGGGTCATAACTTCACCTTAAATGTCTCTACTTTCCACGGCAAGCTAACCTTTTCGGTGTTTGTAGCCTGTTTTTCAAGGTTCGCATGGATCTTTTCGCGAACATCTTCCATGTCTAAGTGTAACCAATGCGTTACGGAATGTTCACTAACTTCTTCTAATGGGGCATTTTGCCAACTTTTCTTAAATGTCCAATACCCCTCGGTCGATATATTTTCGTGCGTGACCTGATAACGGACTTTGGTTATCTGCCCGTCCTCTGAAAAGACATCTAGGATTTTCCAAGTAAACATTAGGCTAGGGTCGCTATAAATTGTTGAGCAGCTTCCGCAGACATCACATTACCATCTGCATCTTGTAGTTCTGCGCCAGCCAGCAAGTCTGCTTTTAGTTGTGGATACTCAGCGGAGCAAGTTAGGCGGCATAGCCCGTCATCGTCAATACGGGCAAAGATTTGTTGTTCGCCTTCTTGTTTAGGTAACATTTTGTAAATCATAGTTCAGCGCTCCATCCAAGATATGCAGTTGCTCCATTAACGCCATCTGTTCTAAACGCCCCGCCACGCCCATCGGTAAGACCAGAAGCCGTAGTAGCGTTGACAACGGCAATATAATTTGTAGTTGATGTTGCAAAAGTGGCTACAGATGAACAGGACACTACTGCGCTCCCACTAACTACTTCATATTGGTTTGCCGTTCCTGATTGTTCTAATGCTGTCGGTCTATCTCTCATAGTTACAGGAAAGTTAATAAATGCTTGTGCGCCTGTTGTAGAAAAAGAATAAGCAGTTCCAAACACTCTTGCTACAGCGCCCGGAGTTATTCTATAGTAATACCGCTGACACATCGCCAACTCACGCCCATAGTCTCTGCGCTCAAACGGGGTAACAACAGAGCCTACTTCAAGTTGTACGCCTGTGATGTACCAAGTGGCGTTGAGAGTTCCGATGACTGAGGTTGCTCCTGTGGCTGAAAAATAGGTTGCCCCCGCCCATGCTCCAGCTGTTCCGCTATAAGTAGAGCCAACACCAAGACCCCAGAAAACACGGAATCCGACACCGTTTGTAGTTAACCATGTTCCGCTTGTATCACCAGCAATAGTAATTGTTTTTTGTTCCCATGTGTTTGCAACAGAAATGGTGTATGTAAAGGGGTAACTTCTATCAAAAGCATTGTTTGTTACAACGCCACCAAATGTTCCCGTAAGGCTTGATCTAGTCCAAAAAGATATTGTTATTGTTTTTGCGTTAGCAGTTCCCCAACCAAGATCAGAAACATTAAGCCCCTCAATGTTATGAGCAAATAGATAAAACTGTGTTGCTCCAACACTTGTATCAGTGGTTGTAACAGTTGCTACAACAGAATTAGTAAATCCAGTTGGAACTGTAGAACTTTGTTGTAATGTAAAAACACCGTCTGTGCTTTGTCCCTGTCCAAAAAACCTGTCAACAGGAAATTGTGCAGTGGTGCTGTTAACAGTCACCGCTGCAGTACCTCGCTGTGCAATCCTCATATCACCATTGATGATGCGGTTGCGGAAGCCTTGCAGACTATCCGCAGTAGGGGTCATGCTATTTATCGTAGCGGTATTGCCACCACTAGCGTCTGTTATAGCGTTTACTTTTACGGTGCTCATATTAGTTGTTCCTCAGTTGGTCGAGGTAGTGTTGGGTGTTCCCACTTGGCAATGTAGTCACCTCTGCCGTCACTATCGTTCTGGATTTCAATTCCGTAAAACACCCAAGGCTCATTAGGCAGGTTTGGATAAATCGTTTTAATTCTTTCAGAAAGTGTCATGCTGCCCTCACTAATGCTGCCGATGCCATTGAAGCCGTATTTACTTGAACGGTTGTAGATGCCGTGTAATCAAAATTATAGGTATAAAACTCCAAGTAGTCTGATGAGCCATTCATATAAATGACCCCGTTTACTGATACGCTTGCTCGACCACCAGCATTAGCCAACCACCCAGTTTGTGTGCTTATTTCGCTACTTCCATTTTTGTAAATTGAGGGTTGGTAAAAATAATTTCTAGCATCAGTTACGGTATAACAAACAACAAGATTTACCTGATAATAACCAGCCGTTGTTGGTGTGAATCTATAATTTGTTGTTGGATCATAATTACTGTTAGTGTCAAAAATTTCATTATTAAATTGAATTTTTGTTGCCGTATTGTGGTTAATTGTTTGATTGGAGGTTACTGATGCTCTAAACGCTGGGCCAGTCCCCGCAAAGGTTGACCCAGTAGTGATGATCGTCCCCGTGTTATCAGGAAGTGTCAGCGTCCTGTCTGTATTGGTATTAGGGGCTGCTATGGTCAGTGTACCTGTGCCACTAGCGTTACCGGAGATTTTTACGAGTGACATTATAAACTCTCCACAATCTGCTTGAGCGCATCTATGTTGTTAGCAGAATCAATGTTTGTTTGAATATCTGCATACTTCTCACGGATAGCCTGCCGAGCAACTTCGGCCTGAACAGCATCGTTGCCGGGAATCTGCTTCATAATCACTTCGTCATGCGGAGCAAATTCAGCAGACCGAGCGGCCCTGCGCTTGTCGTGGGCTATCTCTTTAGCCTTGGTAATATCAATTACGATTGCCATGTCCACGCTCCACGGAAGGTTCGGTCTGACGGAATATCAGACACATCTACAATCTCATAAGGTTTTCCAGCGGGAACATCTTTGGCAGCAATCTGCTCAATCGTTAATCCGCAATCGGCAGGAACAATAATTGCTACGCCGCCATCATCTGTTGGGTAAATTATGCGTTGGTTCATTTTTGCTCCTGATTAACGGAATATGGAAACGCTTACTTGTGCAGAATCGCCATTATTACCACCAGTAGTAATTGTTAAAAACCTCAGTGCTGTCGTTGTTCTGGCAGTTCCGTGGTCATAAGGGAAAAATGTCACTGCTGACGCAGCTGTTCCACCAACATTTCCATAAGCTGCGTAGTCCGTATTGCTCAGCGCAGTCGTAAAGTTTGCTGTGTAATCGCCTGTTCCGTTATCAGTAATAGAACTAACATTCCCAGATGCACGAATAGCAACTGTACCAGTACCGTTAAAGTTTACCCATGCACGACATCCGTAAGCAGTAGCGACTGAACCATAACCTGAGTTGAATTGAAGATTGGCACTAGAGTCAATCCGCATCGCCTCAGCACCACCCTCTGCAAAGGCTATGGTGTCAGCAGCAGGGAAGAAGATGCCTGTGTTCACATCTCCAGTGGTTGTAATAACTGGCAATAACGCTGTTCCAGCCGCCGCTACAAACTGGGCATCTGCATTAAACCTAGCAACCTCTGCCCCACCCTCTGCAAAGGCTATGGTGTCAGCCGCAGGAAAGAAGACTCCAGTATTAGTATCTGCACCCTGTACCGCTGGCGTACTAGCAGAGCCATCTACACCCGCTATACCTGTTGTACCGTTAATCGTAATTGTCATGTTAGACCACCGTCCAGACTGAACCGCTTGAAACTGTTACCGTTATGCCGGTATCAACCGTAACCGGCCCCGCACTCATACCGTTAAACCCAGTACCGATTGTGTAGTTCGTATCAATCGTTTGAGCGTTTACAAAAATACCGTTCTGCGCTACAAGAACCTCTGACTTCAGCTCACCGGTTGATGGCTTGTAGAGCAGCTTGGCGTTACCCGTGTAAATCGTTGACGCAGTTCCCGAGGTCGATGCCAAGAACGCAGGGTATACGTCCGTTGCCGTACTTGTATCGTTTGTAATACTTACACCCGCAGCCGCAGTAACCCAAGACATCACACCTGATCCGTTGGTCTGCAAGACCTGACCGGTCGTACCGTCTGAGCTGGGCAGGGTGTAGGTCGTAGACCCCGCAGCCGCAGCTCCCTGAAGTCCTACATACCCAGAGCTTGTGCCGTTTAATCTTATGACGTTGCTCTCAATCATTCCCGTCTGGGGAGTAAATTTGAGCTTGGTCGAGGCCACATTGACCGTGGTCGCATTACCCGTAGTTACTGACGTAAAGATTGGGTACAGGGGTGTTGCGGTCGTGGTGTCATCGGCAATCGTCACCCCAGAGGCATCACTTGACCAAGTTGGAACACCGCTTGCCAGTTTTAGAAGCTGACCGTCTGTGCCAGCCGCTAAGAACGTGGTGGTGTCAGCCGCAGACTGATAGGGTAGCGACCCTGTAGCACCCCCTGCTAGGTTGGTTGCCTTGCCCGCAGTCAGGGTTGACTGAGCGCGATTCTCCCAACGTGAGTCACCGTTATCCCAAACGATTACATCGCCGTCCGATGGGCTTATGGCGTAGACGTTTGATAGGTCGTTTAGCCGTGGCTCAAAGGTTGGGCGAACAAAAAGGATTCCGTTTGATGCGTTTGCGTATGTGACCGCAGCTACCTGAACCTTGGCGTTTGGAGCTGTCGGTACGTTCTTTGTAAGACCGCCTGTGACCGCAGGGTTGTAATAAAGAATATCCCCGTTGACCCAAGTCTCACCCGCAGTTGACCCGCTGGTGTCGATTCCCTTGACCTCGCCAAACTCTTGAACGTAGATCCAATCGTTTGTAACCCCAGACTCTTTAGCCAAACCAATGATTGAGGTTCCCGTAGCCGCCGTTAGACCGGTAGCCGGTGCAGCCGTAAGACCGCCAGACGCTCCAACGGTTCCGGTCAGCATCAAGACCTGACCCTTGGTTATCGTGGCGGTTGCCTTGATCCGGTAGTAGTTTTCCTCGCCAACCTTGATCCCTACGTTGTTGTTTCCAATCAGCTCTAAGGTTTTAGTGTTGTCATCCCTATTCCA